GAGACCGCGCTGTTTTCCTACAACGCCGCGCAGACCAACCGGCTTTACGCGCCGATGCAGTACGGCCAGCCGAGCGAGTCCTCGCAGACGGTGCGCGAGCGAGTCGTGATGATGTGGGAAGCGCGGAACTTGGTCGAGAATTGTCCCGAGGTGAAGGAGGTCTCGCGCAAGTTCGGCAATTACCTGACGCCGACCGAATACTCGGCAACGACTGGAGACCGCGATTACAACGCCACGGTCAACGAGTGGTTTCACTCGTGGTGCAAGCAGGCCGACGCGACGGGCCGCAACTCCTTCCGCAAGCTCGTTCAGCTGGCCGCGGAGAATCGGCCGGTAGACGGCGACTGCGGCTTTGTCATCCGCCGCGTGGGCGATGGGCTGAAGCTCCAGCTGGTGCCTGCGACCCGCATCGGCAACCCCAACGAGATGGGGCTCGACTCGGAAAATTACTTCGAGGGCGTTATCACCAATGACTTCGGCGTGCCGGTCGCATATCGCATTTACCGCGTGACGCGCGAGGGCGTTTACTTCGGCGCCGAGGACGTTCCGGCCGGCAACTTCTGCCACTACTTCGACCCGTTCCGCGTCGACCAGTACCGCGGCGTGACCGACTTTCACGCGGCGATCCAGACGGCGCGGATGCTGCACGAGATCCTCCAGGCCGAGAAGGCCGGCGTGCGCTTCGCCTCGCAGCAGGCTGCGCTCGTCTTCACGGACCGCGGCACGGCCAACGCGCGCAACCTCTTCACGCCGACGCCGAGCGCGGTGCTGCCCAGCGGCCAGCAGCAGAAAAACGAACTTTCCGAGGTCGGGATGATTAAGTATCTCGGCCAGGCTGATCGCGTCGAGACGATGCCGGCGCGGCCGAGCACCGCCTTCACGGGCTTCATCGCGCATCTGATGCACGAGCTCTCGATCGCCGTCGGCATCCCGAAGGGCGTCCTCTTCGGCACGCAGGATTACGCCGGCCCGAGCGTGCGCGCGGAGTTTGCCGCGGCCGACCGCGTGTTCGCGCGGCATCAGGGCGTGCTCGTCGACAAGGTGCTCGACCCGATTAAGAACGCGGTCATCCTCGACGCCATCGCCCGCGGCGAAATCCCGCCTCCTCCTCTGCGCGCTGGCGAGACTCCGGTGCAGACCCTCAAGCGCGCGACCCGCGGCGAGTGGCGCTTCCCGCCCAAGCTGACCATCGACGTCGGTCGCGAGTCCGCGGCCAATATGAACGAGAACCGCCAAGGCGCGAAGTCTCTCCAGGAGATCGCGGCCGAGCAGGGCACCGATGCATTTACCCGGCTCGAGCAGATCGCGGCGGAGGCGAGCTACGTCGGAGAGCTCGCGAAGCGGTACGGCATTCCCGAGACCGCAATCCGTATGGTCACGCAGCAGTTGCCCGCGAATCCCGCGATGGCTGCAGCGCTCGGCACGGAGGTCACGAACGACGCCGTCGATGCCGTCAACGCGACCACCGGGAAGGGCTCGCCGACCGCGAACGTCCCGACAGAAGGCAGCACCGAGGCAGCTCCGGTCGGGACCGAGGAGCCGGTTTCGGCAGAGGGCGCTCTCTCGCAGACGGTCGAGGTAAACTTCGCGGACGATACCTACGTCCCGACAAAGGAGATGGCGTCGAACGCGAAGCGGGCGCTCGACGTTCGTGAGTCGAAGCCGCCGTCCCAGCGCGGTATGACTTCGGTCGGCCTTGCTCGCGCGCGCGACCTGCAGAACAGAAAGCCGCTCAGCGAGGACACGGTGCGCCGGATGAAGGCATATTTCGACCGGCACGAAATCGACAAGAAAGGCGAAACGTGGTCACAGCAGGGCAAGGGCTGGCAGGCGTGGATGGGCTGGGGTGGCGATGCCGGTCAAACTTGGGCCAACGCAATCGTCGAGCGACTGAACGAGCGTGAGATGTCGTCCAAGACAAAGTTCGCGCAGGAGCCTGTGCCTCGCGCTTCGGCGAGTCCTGTCGCTGTAGCCGTCAAGGGTGAAGCCGCTAGCCCGAATGCGTGGCTCGACGCGCTCGTCGAATACCGGCGCAAGATCGGGATGGAAATCGAACACCGGAACCAGCGTGCGATGCAGGCGGCAGCGCCGGTTCTCGATAAGCCGTTGGTGAAGTTTGCCGAGGGCAAGACCGACAAGAAGGAGTTCGTGATGCCTACGCCAAACGCAGGCGAAGATGATGCTGCCTTCGTGCAGCGCTGTATGGACGACGCGGTGATGACCGCTGAGTACGCCGATACCGAGCAGCGGTACGCAGTTTGTCAGACGCAACTGAAGGGTAAGGCTTAACCAACAAATGGACACTCAGACCCAGATCGACAACCTCATCGAGCTCGCGATCGTTCAGCGCGCGGAGCTCAAGCAGTTGGTCGAGCAGCTTCCGCAACTGCGGGAGCACCTGACCTCGGAAATCGAGAAGACCTTTGAGGCGGTCGAACCTGAGCTGCGGCAGGAGCTCGAAGAGTTCTTTGCGCGCAAGACGGAGGAGCGCGTCGATCTGCTGCGCGGAGAAGTATCCGAGCGCGTAAGCGAGATGCTCAAGTCGCTGGAACTTGCGGCGGCGGCGAAGTATTCCGCGCTGATGAACGAGCGCGCGAAGAACGCCGAGTTGCTCGCGCAGGCGGAACAGAAGATTGCGGAGGCGGCGGCTACGATTCCCGGCAAGGTCAAGGAGATCGTGACTGACGAACTGTCGCGCTTCCCGCGCGCCGGTGAGATCGATCAGCTTCGGAAGGAGTTTGCCGAGCCGCGAGGGCTAAACCCGCGCGGGCGCTGGAGCCCGACCGAGACGTATCAAAAGCTCGATCTCGTCACCTACAACGGCGACTCGTTTGTCAGCAACGTAAACGACAACCGAGAGAAGCCGAGCCGTAGCTCGTCGGTCTGGACGCTTTCGGCTGCGCGTGGAGGTGGCGGCGGCGGCGGTGGCATCACGTCGCTCAATGACGTGCTCAACGCGCCGACGAGCGGGCAGATCATCGGATCGGAAAACGGTCAGTACGTGCCCAAGACGCTCGCGGCAGGCGCGAACATCACGATCACCGAGACGCCGACGACGATCACGATTACCGGCGACGAGGGACAAATCGAGTTGCAGGACGGGACCGAAGCGGCGCCGTCCCTCTTCTTCGTCAGCGACACCAACACCGGCATGTATCGCCCGGCAGCGGACACGGTGGGAATCGTTGGCGGCGGCAACGACGTCGTGCGACTGACCGGCGTGGCGAGCGCGACTGATTACATTGAGATTAAGAACGGGACCGGCGTCGGAAACCCGCTCCACGTTCTGGCCGAGGGCGCGAGCACGAATATCGGCGTGCATTTGCAGCCGAAGGGCAGCGGACTTTTCACGATCAGCGACGGAACCGACTTTAACAAAGGCATCCGCTTCCGCAGTTCATCCAGCGCCGCAAGCGCGGTGACTTTGATTGACGCCGTTTCGACGGCCGGCCGCGTGGTCACGTTGCCCGACGCAACCGACACTCTGGTTGGACGTGCGACAACGGACACGCTCACGAATAAGACGCTGACGAGTCCGACGATGACCGCGCCGGTTCTTGGCACACCGTCCAGCGGCACCCTGACGAGCTGCACGGGTCTGCCTCTGACAACGGGCGTGACCGGCACGCTACCAGTCGCCAACGGCGGCACAGGCGTGACCACCTCGACGGGCAGCGGCGCAAACGTGCTTTCTACGTCACCGACGCTCACGACGCCAATCTCGGCGTCTCTCACCTCGCCAGCCGCGAGCAACCTGACCCTAGGCACAGGCAGCTTCGGCACGGCGCTGACCTTTGCAAGCGCCACGGGCGCGGCGACGTTTTCGGCTCCTGTTTCCGTTTTTGGGTCAACCGGCACCGAAGTAAATTTTGCGCTCAATCAGAGCGGGGTTGGGCAGTGGTCTTTTCGCAACATAGCCACGAGCGGTGACTTGCGGCTTTCAATCGGCGGCAACGATTGGTTCAGTATTGTCCGAACCACGGGCGCGGCGACGTTTACCAACACTTTGTCTGTTTCCGGCACCACCGCATCCACCTCCACCTCGTCCGGCGCTCTGGTGGTGGGCAACGGGACGAGTGGCGGGCTGGGGGTGGGGGGAATGATTAGCGTCAACGGCGGCGTTGGCGTTGGCCGCTACAGCGCGGTTTCTGGTGGGTCGGCCCGCGTAGACATCAACGGAACCGGCGTGTCTGGATTCCCGCAGTTGATGGTTTCC